CGCAAAGCCTCGTCCAGAGGGGCAAAGAATTCGCGGCCGATATTCAGAACCGATATGGCCATCTCGATATCGCCAGCCTCGAGGTGCTGCATGAACAGCCCCAGGTTCACGGATCCGGTCAGATCCGCAACAGATGCAAGGAAAGCCCTGCGGACGGCTGGTGTCAGCGCGTCGATTATTTGCGGTGGTTTACGTGCCATGCCCTTCAACCTCGACCTCATAGAGCAAGTCGATACCTGACGGGCTCAGCGGGTTGACCTCGACAATGGAACTGAACCGGGTTGTCGGGGCGACATCAGTCGAAGCGACGCCTATAGCGATCTTGTCTTTCTTGACCGGGATAACGCCCGGTCCAGCGCTGATTGTCACGACGCTATTTTTAGTGCTGATCATCTTGCCGGATTTGGCGCGCTGAAAGATATCCAGATCAACCAGCGTCACATCAGCGTCGACGTTGACCTTTGTTGGCGCAGTCGGGTCGCCAGTATTGGTCTGCTTGCGAAGCACTGAAGTCTGACCGAATTTCTCGATCAGACCATCAGCAACCTTCCGCATTTTTTCGTCAAATGCTGACATGGATCAGCCTTTCGTCTTGTCAGTTTTACCCTTGCCTTTTGGGCTTGGGGCGCGCGGGAAATGGTGAGCGATCAAGGTGGCGCGCATCTGGTCGTCATCCATCAGCTTGCCGGAAACCTTCCGTGAGATAACAGCTTTGCCCATCATGTCGATAAGGTGGTGGTTGCTGGCCTGCTTGATCTCTTCCCGCAGATTGTCGCTGATCGTCGGGGCCGTCACCTCTGGCTTCGATGGCGCCGCTGTCATGGCCTCGACCACCAGCTTGCCGACATCCGCGACGTGATCCTCATCTTCGGTCAGCGCGGCGGCCTCGATCAGATCCTTGCCGCAGGTCATCAGCAGCGCCCTGCGAACCATCAAGCCCGAGATGCGGCGATCCTTCAGCATGCGAGTAAAGGCGTCGATGGGAACGGCGACCACCAAGCCGCTGACCGGGAATTGATACCCGAGGGACTCGATGGGCTCTTTTGTGGTGTTCTTCAGTTTTGGCATGGCCGTGGCCTCCTATGCTGCCCAAGTGACGCAGACAGCGCCCCATATTGTTTCTGTAGCGAGACCTTCGCCGTTCACGACATATTGTCCGTCACGCTTGATGTAGCGAACAACCCACCCTTCGCGCGTGTTGCACTCGATCGCCGATTGGATCTCACTCCCGTCCAGCGTGACGTTTCGGGTCCGAAGGGCGCCTTTGACGCGGTGATCGCTGGCGTGGTGGTAATCCGGATCCCACTTGCTTCTGGTTTGCACCCGAGGGGCGGCGGCAACAGGTAAAGCCACGGCGGCTGGCGCAATGGCTGAGATGAAAAGAAAGGCTCGACGTTTCATAGTGACCCTCCAGGCTTAAAAGCGGGTGACTGTGGCGACGATACCGGTCCCGCCTGTGACGGTCACGACGCCCCGGCAGTATTCCTCGATCGTGTCGAGGTGGATGGCTGCCACCGCGCCATTTGCGATGCTGGCCATGGTATAGCCGCCGGATACATCGACATCGCCAACACCATCGACTGCGACGACTGTGCCCGCATCACCGTCAATCTTGGGGGTCAGCGCGCCGCCCGAGGCATTGCGCAGGAATAGGGTCATTTTCTGCCCCGAGGCAAATGCCAGAGTGTCCGAAGCGCCGAGGGTGGTCTCAGTCACTACGACCTCGCCCTGGCCCGAAACGTCTGTGATTGTAATAGCTGCCATTGGTCGATCTCCTGAGTTAGTAGCGAACGCAAGTGGCAACCATGCCATCCGCGCCTGTGATAGTTAGATTGCCCTTTAGATACTCCGAAATGCTATCCAAGTGAACCGCGACGACATCGCCGTCAGCGACCGAGGGCAAGGTGAGCCCATTGCTCGTGTGAAAATCGCCGAGTCCAAGAACAAAAATAGGCGTGTCATCATCCCCATTCAGGTTGGGCGTCAAGGCTCCCCCTGATGCGTTTCTGAGGACTAGGACCATGTTTGCGTCGGCCACATAGGCCAGCGTGTCAGACGCGCCCAAGGTGGTTTCCTCGATGGTTTCGGAAAGCACCCGGCGCAGTTCTATATTTTTAAACTGGGCGTCAAGGGATGAGCCCGCGCGCATGGCGAACGTGTCATCGACAGACGCCGCGACAAGCTGGAACTCATATTCCCCGTTTTCGTTTGGCGTGACCTCTGGAGCATTTGTTGCGAGATCGCCGAGACGGAAAGCAACAAAGCCGCCCTCATCAGACCCCGCGATCTCATATTTCAAGTTGTAGATTTTGCCCCCGTCAACAAGGCCGCTTTGAACTGCGTTCGCCGTGCTTCCCGGTGCGTGATGGAGATCACCGAAATTATCTTCCGTCCAGCTGCCGCTGAGAGCCCAGCCGCCCTTGACCAGAAGGTTCGGCCCGAGGTTGAAGTGCTCGGTGACTTCGCGGTATTCGACGTTATCAATTCTGACTATGCCTGTCCCGCCCTGAATTCTAATTCTAAAGCCAAGCAGACCGGTAGTGTCGATCTCGAACCAATGACGGCCAAGCTCAATCACTTCGGCTGTCAGTGCGCCGCCGTTTGATCCTCCGAAATCGTCGCAAGGCTGCAATTGAACAGAAGACGCTCCCTCTCTTTGCAGAATGTCAAAAGACACCATGTATTTGCCGGGGCGGCCTACAGCCTGAAACGCGCCGCCAGTCGATGTGAATGGCGTTATAGTGCGAAGGTCGCCGCTATTCACTTCTATGTTCGGGTTCAATGACCAGTCGGTTGATCCATTGGAGAAATCTCCGTTCTTTGCGATGTTAGGCCCATAGAACTTGGTCGGCTGTCTGTTGCGCATGTCGGTGATTGCGATGGCTGCCATTGGTCAGATCCCCTCAGTAACGAATGCAGGTGGCGGTCATAGCGTCGGCCCCTGTGATTGTGAGCGCACCCTTGCAAAACTCTTTGATGCTGTCGAGATTGATGGCCACCACGTCACCGTCCGCGACTGACGGCAGGGTGTAACCATTGGCGATATTGACGAAGCCGAGCCCTGGCACGAAGACAGGCGCGTCATCGCTTCCGTCAAGGGTTGGTGTCAGCGCCCCGCCGGATGTGTTTCGCAGGATCAGCGTCATGCGCTTGTCTCGAGCGAATTCCAGCGTGTCGGATGCGCCGAGGATGGTTTCCGCGATAGGCGTTTCTGAAAGGCGCTTCTTGATCGAAACGGAGTTGAACACCCCGACACGACCAGCCCCGCCGCCTTGAGACAATTCAATGAGTGTTCCGTTACCCGGCGTATATGTGGCCTCTCTAACCCCGAGTATTTGAGAGAATGCAAAAACGTCGCTGCCCTCAATTCGAAGCCTGTAATTTGCAGTCACGCTTTCTACGTCAAGCCTGACAAGGTATTCTTGCCCGTTCTCTAGGCCGATGTTTTGGTTGATCTGCATATTAGCAGCGGAGTCCGTGGTTAGCTTCACTTGACCGGCAGAGAAAGCACTAGTGCCCGATCCAGCTTCTCCCCACTCGCTGCCGTCAGTATCGAAGTCGCCGCCTTGCACCAACTCAGGCCCGAGCGCGAATGTCTCGGTGACTTCTCGTACGCTGTAGAATTCAAGGGTGCCAGTCCAATCGCCAGCGTCGATAAATACGCCAAGATCTGCACCGGCTTGGTCGTTGAGGTAATCGACGGTCAGGTCAAACAGCTCGTCGGATGCACCGCCACCGAGTATTTCGAAGGTGTCGTTTGCATTGTCCGCTAGGTTCCTGCGAAATACAGTCACAGCCGCAACCCCAGAAATGCGAGTAACGCGGCCCGTCAAGCGGTACTTTTTACCGACCTCTTGATCTGGGAAGGTGATGCGGTTGAAGCCTGTCACCGATCGCGTGTGAATGCCGTTTACCAGAGCCCAAGATGACGCCAGCGAAAAGGCGAAATTGTTCTGAATATCAGAGCCATAAGTCTGCGTCGGTCTGCGCGCCCGCATGTCTGTGATTGCGATTTGTGCCATGTATCCAGCCCCTCAATATCGGACGCAAGTGGCTGTCATGCCATCGGCCCCGGTTATGGTCAAAGTGCCCTTGCAGAATTCCTTGATGCTATCGAGCGCAATGGCGACCGTGGCACCGTTCGGGATGCTGGCCATTGTGTAGCCAGCCGAGACATCCACAGGACCGATCCCGGGCACATCGACCGTTGTGCCGTCTGCACCGTCGAGCTTGGGCGTCAGAGCCCCGCCGCTGGTGTTGCGCAGCATGAGTACCATTTTCTGACCGGAGGCGAACGCAAGGGTGTCGGAGGCGCCGAGAACCGTTTCAGGCAGGTGCGCGTCGGTGATGACTTGTTCGATTATGGCGTTTTCAATTTCGACATATGTTCCTGCCCCTTCTGCGGTCACAACCACCCCCAAATAGTGAGTTGTCGCGGCTGCCACAAAGTTTCGGACTTGCTCAATACCGCTTGGAACTTTGCCGTCGACAATGTGGCCGGTTGATATGCCTATATCAGTTGAAATCCGCACATAAAGATTGCCGGTATCCTGCCCGTTGTATGGGGTGCATCTGAGGCGATATTTCGTCCCGATAGTGAGCCCGTCAATAGCCTGCACGGCCCTTGGGTTAGACTCCTGCGCCAGCGTTGAACGAATGCGCCCGGCCACGGATGACACCGAGGAATTCACATCGCCTACCCAGAAGTCAGCCCCTTGGGAAGCGTCACCGTTCCGGACAAGGTTCGATCCGAAGGTGGGTTCGATGAGGACTTCGCGGATGCTGTGGATCTGCATAAATATGGTGTCAGAGGCAATCGACCCGTTAACAAAAAACAAGAAGCCGGTCAAATCTGCTACCGCAGTAAATTCGATTTCGTCGCTTGCCGCGTTACCGTGATTGCCACCTTCGGACAGGCCATTTGAGAAGAGGAAAAGCGCCTCATCATTTCCAGACCAAGAAGCGTGAACCCGGTAAGATTTACCAATGGTCAAAACGCCGTTCTGATTTAGACCCATGAAATTGCCGGTCGCTGTCAGGTCGTATCCTGCGCCATTCAGAACGCTGGTTGAGAAGCTGGCCCCTTGCGTGGCCACGTCCACCAGTTCTGGCCCGTAGCTGGTGGGCGGCTTGATGCTGCTCAGGTTTGAAATTGAAATCGCAACCATGATCTATCTCCTACGCCCAAGCCCAGCTGCCGCTAACTCCGGATCCCCAAGGCTCGTTTCCGTCCAGGATGGGACCGAGCGACTTTAGGACTGTGCCGAATTTCTGTTCTTTGTCGCCGCCGCCCCAGTATTCGATCGAGGTGGCGATGGGGCCAACCTTGTCCATCGTGGCTTTGATCGGCGCGTTTGTGTCTGCGTCTGCGGAAAGTCTAGCCGAAACAGCCCGAGCGGCAAGGGCGATATTAGCCTCGCTCAGAACAGATGGCAGCCCCGGCAACCGGTATACCCCGGTGTCGTCAAATGCATCAGTACGAGGGAATTCTCGGCCCTGGACATATCCCCCGCGTGATCCCCGATAGTAAGATCCAGCCGTGGCGTCCAAAAAGTCGCAGCCCTCGCGCAAAGATCCCTCTTTGTGGTCAGTGGTCGCGGATGCCCATGTGGCCGCCAGAGGATCGTGTGTTCGCTTCAGCCAGTAGACATCGGCGGTGGCAACGTCGGCATAGGCCTCGGCCCCAAATACGCCTGTGCCGTCCTCGGTAATGAGCGTCATTCTGTTACCTCTTGCTGTAGAATAAATCGGCCTTCGATCTCACGTTCGACAGTCACGCCGTCAGACGCGACGAGCTCAAGGTCATAGATGAAATAAACGAAGGGCTCTGCGGATCGCGGCGCAATGCCAACGTATCCGAAAATCTGCGTTGTTTGTTCGGCGGTCATCTCGATGGTGATCGTACCAGAGGCCCCGCCCAATGTGATTGTGCCGCCCCTCGCATCCGCCCCAGTCGTGAGAAAGACATCGTTTCCGAGCCCACGACCGAGGTTTTCGCGAACGGCCATCCTTGCGGAATAGCCCGTCAGGTTCCGTGCAGCGCCTGCACTGTCTCGGGCGATGTGAACCTTCGAGAAGGTCGCCCCTTGCTGCACGTTAAGATCCTGACGGGATGTCATGGCTTACCCTTTCGCGGCGGCTTCGAGCTCGCCAATCTTTTTCAGAAGCGTAGAGACGACCCAAGCTGAGCCCGGCTTTTTACCCGCCAGTTCAGCATACTTCAGGCGAAGAGCTTTGATATCCGGCTCCTCGGCCTTGGGCTCTGCCTCGGCCTTGGGCTCTGCCTCGGCCTTGGGCTCGTCGCTGGAGCCCTCGCCATCGCCATCACCAGCGTCATCGCTTGCAGTTGGCTCAGGATCGGCTTCACCGGTCCCTTGGGAGAGGTAAATCATCGCATCGAGAGCGTCACCCATCCGCTTGGTGCGGTCTTCGTCGGCCAGCTCATTCCACACTTCAGGCGCCAAACGGGACGCTAGGTGAGCGAAAATGAGCAGTTCCGAAACCGGGATTGAGTCGCCTTCAGAGACGGGGATGACATCAGGGAAGCTGTCTGATCCGACAAGCACGATAACGCTTGGATCTGGGTAGAGACCGTGATGCTGCGGGGCGAATTTCTCGACCATCTTTTCGGCAAGGAAGCCCTTGGAGAGGTTGTCGTTCAGGTCGAAACGCTGCCCCTCCTCGATTGAGACGGCGTTGATCCCGTCGGGGCGGTAATCGAAATCTTTCAGCGCGATACAGTCCATTAGCTCGTGTCCTTTTTGGTCTTCGGTTCACGATGGGCAATGCGGATGTCGATCAGCCAGACCTTGGCTTCAGCTTGGGCCATCTTGCGATCTGCAGCTTTCTCCAGCTTCCGGATATTGCGTTCTAACCACTTCAGCACGTCCATCAGTTTAAGCCTTTTTCTTGGGAAAAGCCCGGCAGCCCTTTTTGGACGCCGGGCTCATTCTTCAGTCGTCAGCGATTAGGCCGGCGGGTTGCTGGTAGGCTGGTCGTGGGGGTTGCCCAGGATGCAGAGAGCAGCGAACAGAGCGGCGGAAGTGTTGGCTGCCACGTTGTCGATCTCAATCGAGATATACCGCTTGCCGCCGATGTAGCCGATTTTCTTGGTCGCGTTGTCATCGTCTGCGGCGTCGATACCGGCAAGCGCCTCAGTGCCGACAAGGAATTCGTCAGCGACGGCTGCGTGTTCGGACTGGGTGGCGGTGTCACCATCCATCACGGTCACAGTCCAGGTTGCGTCTGCATCAGCGAGAGAGCCGAGGAGCATCGCAAAGGTCGCGGACTGATAGCCCTTGGTGTCAATCGAAAGGCCGAGCAGTGAACTGCCGGTCGAAACCGACTGAGGCGCGAGAGCCAACACCGGGTTGATGCTGTTCATTTGGTCGCGTTTAGGCATCTGAAATCCCTCCTATGGGGGTCGAAATGGGTTTGGGCGGACCGTGTGGCCCGCCCGGTTGTTGGCCGCTCTTAGGCCGCGCAGACCAGCTTTTTGATCGCCTCGGGCTGGGTGACTTTACCCGCAACCCGCTTGCGCAGGATGTGACGGATCTTGCCGCCAGTGGCTTGGGTATAAGGGTCCACCAGCATTTCCATGACCAGACGGTCAATCCAGGTGTAACCCCGGCGGAAGTCACCGTAGGCGATTGGGGTTGCCCCGGCGCCTTGGTTCGGCATGTCCGACATCTCGACATAGGGATCGCCGTCGATGGTGTTCGGGCGACCCAAGGCAATACCCGGCGTCCAGATATAGTTGTTGTTGCCGTCCTTCAGGCGGCGAACAGCGCCCAGAGTGGTCCGATTCATCAGCCAGCGCGCGTTGCTGGCGTAGTCGGTTTTCAGAGTGTATTTCATCTCCAGCATGCCGTTTGCCTGACCAGTTGAGTCAGCGATGGTTGCGGCGGAACCCGAGTTTGTCGTCACAATCGACGTGTTGACCATAAAGCCCTCGGGCTGTTCGATCCCGGTGCCCAGAACAAAGGCGGTGCCTTCAGCCAGAGCGAACTGCTCGGAGGCTTCGGTCTGGATCTCGGCCTGCATGTCAAACATGCCGTCTTCCATCATCAGCTGGGTGATGTCGATCAGCGCATAGAGCTCATGCGTGTTGATCTCGTGCAGACCCCAATTAAGACCCTCAGTCTCGGATTTCGGGGATTGCTCAGCGCCGGTCCAGCGCGCGGCAAAGGTGCCGGTACGCTTCGGGATCTGAACCGAACGCATGCCTGTCTGGCGAACGCGCGCCAAGGTGCGAACCGGCGACATCTCGATCACGTCTTTGATGATATCGCGGACGAATTCGATGGGCGCCAGATAGCCGCCTTCGGTGGCGGTGGAGACGTTCAGGGCTTTGTATTCGCCCTCAATGGCTGCCATCACCTCAAGCTGGTGTTCGTTCAGGCCCTTCTGGCCCGGGCGGGTGGACTGGATGACGCCACGAGCCCAGTCGTCGATCCGCATCTTTTGATCGAGCAATTCGCCGGTCTGCTTTTGACCGCCGCGCTGGAGCATGGTGTCGATCTTGTCAAAGCGATCATCCAGCTTTTTCAGTTCGTCGGCAACGCCTTCGAGTTTCACCAGCTTGGCCGAGAAACCTTCAAACTGATCCATCGCTCGGTTGATCTTGCTCATCTTTTCTTCGATGAGCGGATCAGCCTCCTGACCCTTTTTCAGCAGCTTCAGCTGATCGTCATTGGCCGACTTAAACTCGGTGAAGGCGGTCATGAAATCGCCGACCTGCTTTTTCAGTTCAGCGGTGCCCTGGTCTGCGAGGTTGCCATCTGGAGCGCCCTCTTTGATTTCCATGATACCTTTGGCTTTAGCGTGTGCCATGTTTGTGGTCCTATTCTGTGGTCGGGGGTGGCGGGTTAAGCTCGGAACAATGCAGCTGCTTGCGCGAATACATCTCCGAGGGCTTTTCGATCTTCGTCAATGGTGGCGTCCCGCTCACCTATTGCGTCGTAGCCGTTGGCCATGAAGGCCAGGGCTTTACTGCGCGTCATCCCAACATCCCGTATGAGATAGCGCTCAATGTCTCTCTTCGTTGGGTTATAGCCCGACTTGACGCGCGTAATCAATGCCGCTTCGTTCATGGCAAAGGTCACAAGGGAGATCTCGCGAAGATCCAGCTTCTTGATGCGGCGGGCGTTTACGGTCTCATCCCAAGTGTCATCCTCGGTTTTGTAGCCGATAGACATGCTGTCCAGCTGGCCCTCAGATACCAGGATCCAAGCCTCTTTGGCCTGATGGATCCCCATCAGCAAGCGGCCTTTGACATAGAGCCCGTGGGTGTCTTCGTGCATCTCATCCCAAACGCCGATGATGCTGCGGGTGTCATGCTGCCAGAGCATTTTGATACCCTTGGCACCGCGCGCCGCGACCGAGGAGATGAAGGCGCCGGCTTCGACGATATCCCAGCCTAGATCCTTATTGCCGAACACAGAGGCATAGCCCTCGAAATGGCCCTCTTCCGTGGCTGATGCCTTCCACTCCATCGAGTTGTAACCGATGGCACCGGCAAAATACTTCGGCCCGTGATTGCCAGCCGCGTCTTTGGTTTCAATTCTGTGCATCACTTTACTCCTGGTCGTCGGTGTTGTTGCCGTCGTCGTCTTCGTCTGGATCGCTCTCGATCAGAGCCAAAGCGTCGGACAGGATCTGCTCATCGGTTTTGTTCTCGTCGATCAGATTGACCGAACGCATGTACTTCACCAGCGGAGCGAGGCCAACCGTTTCCACTGCGGAAATAAGAGCCGCGAGAAGTTGGGTATCGACGTGGTGAATGGTGTCTTTGTCGTGAGGCTCATAGTCTAGCTCTTCGCGCGCCTCGTTGGTGGTAATGACGTTCTTGTCGAGCAATTTGGCGATCGAATCCCGTTTTAGTTCCCGGCGCGGTTCAAGAGCCGAGATCTTGTCGATATCAGCCGCGAGGATAGGTTTCTCCTCGTAAAACTGCCCCGCCCAGGTCGACATATCCGTCAGAACCATATTCACCAACGGAAGGACGTTTTGCTCGTATAGCTCGAGCATTGCCTCTCTCCGGTTGTTGTATGTCGATTCCCCGGGAAGCACGAGAATTGGCGGAACCCCGATGGCGATCAGCGCGTCTCTGGCCGAGTCAGTCTTGCCGTTGAGGAAATCCATGTCCTTCTGGCTCTGGCCCATTTCCTTCCAATCGACATCGCCAGACAGAACCATAGGCTTGCCTGCGTTCTTCGGGCCGGTGTGGTTTTCCTCGAGCTTCTTTTGAGCCGCGTCGATAAGGGTTTGATCTGGAGACTTCGCAGATCCGGCGACAATGATCGGTTTGAAGCTCAGAATGCCTGATGTGACCCCGCCGTTCTGCAGGAGCGCCTGATTGTGCTCAGACGCGGCATTGTGCTGGTTGATACCTCGAGCCGCTGCCTCGATCCGGCTCAAGCCATACCAGTCATCTGTCGGGTGGAATTCCTTGACGTGCAGCAACCGGCTTTCGCCACTGACCTGATTAACGGCCCATTTGACCGTTTGACCGCCGACCATGTATTCGTACCGGTGCGGAAGGCCGAACTTGCCAGGAATGATTTTGATCCGGTCAGACCGTTGTGTCCAGAGCTCCACGGGCTCCTTACCGGCAGGCCCGACAGCTTCCATATAGCCGTTGCCCGAGAGGATCAGGAACGAGTAAAAGGCCTCGAGAAAAGAGACCTGACCCCGCGTCGGGTTTGGCTTTTTGAGGAGCTTCAGAAACGGGTGATCGTCGATCTCATCCCCGGCCTCGTTTCTGGCTATGATCGGGATCGTGGATGCCGCTGTGGCGATCATCCGGACAGCCCTGTAGCCAATCGGGTTGATCTGGTAGGCCTCCAGCGCGAACGCCTCAAAGTCCCGACCAGACCAGACGGCCCGACCGAGAAGGCGCTCCGATACGATGGAGCCGGTGCTCGAAACCTTTTGCTCCATCTTGCCGAACAGGCGGCCGAAAATGCTCATTTATTGATCCTCATTTGTCAGTCAAACTGCCGAATATGTGCGTTGAACTTGGATGGCCTTATTGAACAACTTCACCGACCCAGTGCCATCATATCGAACCTGGAGTAAGCCGCCGTTGCCGAAGAAATCAGTCCCGACGAATGCTGAAAACTCAACGTCGTCAATGAAGTCATCGCCATTTTTCAGCAAACCCTTCGACCTGTGAATAAACGCGCCAGCAGTACCGCCCACATCCATCTGAAACTCAAGATAAGGGGACTGTCCGCCGTATCCGCTGGCGGTGAATAGAATGCTCACCTTCAACATATCAGAAAGTTTTATCGGAATAATCTTGCCAGATGTCACGTTATACATCGGGTTGGCGAGTTCAATCGGGTTCTCTTCCAATATGAAACCTCCCCCATTGACAGTGAATGTTTCGTAGTTGGTCGCGTGTGTTGCGACTTCCTGCCCTGTCTCAGCTGTGACTTTATCGTCCAGATAAAAGCCGTATCCGCCAGACCTCTCGATATTGGTGTGAGCGGCGTCAATCTTTCCGCGTTCGATGGCCCATGTTGATGGCGCTGCACTTGGTGTGTGTGTCATGCTCCTGATCCCCTTACGTCAGAACTGTTGCGTCGTTCAGAACTGTCGAGTCCAGAAGAACTGTCGATCCGGATATGATGCCGGCCGCGCCATGGCTGCCATTGCCGACACATATGCAAATTGCTATCGCGATCATCAGAACAACCCCACAATGCCAGTGGCGGTTGTCCCGCTATCGAACACCTTTTTGCAGATAATCGGGAACTGGATTCCGGCTGCAATGAAGAAGGTCACATCGGTACCCCTTGAAGTCAGAACCCTGACTAATCCAGAGACTGCCACATTGATCGCTCTGATCTCTCGAGGAAGATCTGCAACGTCGCTGGTGGTGATCGAAAAACCGTCATCCGGTGGAGATGAAATGTCGCGTCCAAAATCTTCATATTCGCCAGCCATGTTGCTGATCCCCTATCCTACATACCATTTAAAGTCGGGCTCAATTACTGGCCAATAGCACATCATGACAGAATCACCAATGTTGGGGGAGGCTGTGCCCTGCGGCTGTTTGTCAACCATTTGCTTGAAGGTGGACGTGCTCCGGATCATAACGGGCTGGCACAATTCCTTTTCGAGGGTGCGCAGAAACGGCAGGTCTTTGTCGATGCAAATTAATTCGTCGTGCGGGTAATCCCCCAGGCCTTCGACCATCATCCACGTTTTGTAGAAACGCCGAGCCAGCATGTACCAGCCTTGCGCTTTGATGTTTGCAAAGAACTTGCCGTTGGTCGGCATTTCCGGATCATCGTCCAGGTGGTCGTTCTTGTTGAGTGGGCTGGCCCCTGCATCCCAAGGCACGAATTTGGTCCCGATGGTGAAGCTCCTGATGTCCTGCGGCAGATCGTCCAGCGTCCCGGCGTCTCGATGCTCGATCACCACGTCCTTGATCCGGTTGATCTCGGATTTCACCGCGGAACCGATCCCGATGCAGTCATATTGCACCTCGATCGACTCGCCCGGGCACAGAGTGACAGCGCGCCTTGCGGTAACGCCTGGATCTCGGTCGGTCCACTCATCGGCGTGAGTGAGTAATATGCCCCTACGTTCGGCCCATGCGTTTTTGTCCACACCACCATCGGCAATGTCCAAACCCCCGACCCTGCCCCCGCCTGACACGTCTATGTCGAGTTTGTTGTGTGCATCTATGGCGGCCTTGACCCATTCGATCTTGATAATCGCGCCCTCTTGGCTGGCGTCATATTGCCGATCGACTTCTTGCGCGAAAATGTGGCCCATGCCCTCGGAGATGAATTTGGCCTTGGTTTTTTATTAGAATTACCGAAAATGCTACTTTCATCCTGCTGAACGCATTTTGTCGCTAGTCGACCCATTTGTATTGACCAAAAACATAATGTTTTTGACTAATCTATCAATTTATGTTCTTGTCGACGCCATAAAAGCAATAATATGGAATTATTTTTGGAAATGACATTAACTAGCGACGGCGTTAGAGCTGGATATATTTATTCACTCATTGACTATTTAGACAATCATTACCAGGATTCCAGCAAGGTTTTACCGGAGGGAATGCTTAAACCACTTCAAGCAGCATCTCTTGAAGACAGGCTTCCGGTAAAATATTGGGAAGAGCTATTGGAAGAGGCTATTCGCTCTACCGGAGATCACGAATTGCCTTTAAAAGTATCCTCCGAAGCGACACCTAAACATTGGGGAATCGTTTCTTATGTCGCACTAACATCGAAGACATTAGCAGAAGCCGCTCTCGCATTGCGCCGAGTAGGGGACTTAATCATCAAGTCTAGTGATATTACCGCCAGCCTGCTCGGGGGGAAACTACATGTTAAGTTACTGCCTAGAGAGGGACGAGATAATCGAACGTTAGCACAGCTTACGCTCGCATGCTGGTGCACTGCCATCAAACGTTATACAAACCAAAAAACTCTACGTGTTGATGTCCATCTCAATTACGAACGCCCTCCTTGTATAGATGCGTATAATGCAATCTTTGGTGGGGAAATCCTATTTTCTCAAGAATATACTCAAATCATCTTCCCTATAGAATTTCTTAATCTTGAAATACTCTATCATGAACCCGAAACACACAAACAGCTGCTCGCCAAAGCCTATCATCAGCTAAAAATTATGGAGAGTCATCAGCCAGAAATTATTACCGAAGTCATATCGATACTAAAAGGTAACTTAGCAAAAGGTGATATAACCATTGAAACAACATCAAAATCTCTTGGTATCACAAGCAGAACCTTACAATATCAATTAAAAAAACATAACTACTGCTATAAGAGTATCGTCGATAGTGTTCGAAAGGAATTTGCAAAAGATTATCTACAAGACCCTCAACTAACTCTGTTGGACATTGCGTTATTACTGGGTTTTTCAGAACAATCCTCTTTTTCCAAGTGGTTCAAAAAAAAGTTTATGCAGACACCCTTATGTTATAGAAAGCAGGAAACTCAAGCTCACTGATCCCTTCTCATTCTCTATCTCACTTCTCTTCTCACTCCCTATCTCACTCTCCTTCCACTTCCCCCGTTTTCACATTTAGACAATAAACTTGTTCCCACGATCAATACATTTTCATCATAGAAATGTAACTTGGCCACCTCGAATGCTGATGCCACTATAAAAATATAATAAAAGAGCAAAGCGGTGGCGAAATTCAGTCGGCATGGCCTCGCTAATGTTCTTAGGACACTTACCACATGCCTATATCTCTACTGCGTACATTCCTCATATTGACGCTCCTTTTTACGCCGTCGTTATCACAAGCACAACTCGCACAAAATCTTTTTATCGGGAACCCGAAAGCGCTTAGCCTGGGAAACTCTGTAACGGCAGACCCACCCGGAATTGACTCAATTCACTTCAATCCTGCAGGGTTAGTTCGACTTAAACAATCCACAAAAAACATCAAATTTTTAACCGGGGCTGTAAACATCAGCGGGGAGTTCAACCGTAATGATGCTTATAGAGAAAATGAAGATTTCTTAAATACTACTGACCCCTATGCAGATTCTAAAAGCGAGATAGATAAATTTGCTATTTACCTCCCGTTTCTCGGTATAACAGAAACACCTATTCTTGCGGCAGCATTGGGTGGGGCTGCATATGTTTCACCTGATAACAATTTAGCCATCGGGACCGCTGTGTATGCACCTCTTGTTTTGGGTTACACTCGAGATGACGACGATCCCGGCATCTTTTACGGTAGGTCAATAGGCATTTCGAGGATTACGTTTCTATCCCCAACTATCTCACTGCGAATAAGTGATAGTTTTTCTTTTGGTGTCGGCATTGGATTATCTTATGTAGGAACCGGATTGGATCTATCAGTCCGGCTGCCAATTTTAGAATTGGCATACGCACATTCAATTACAGGCCTTTTGTGTGGTCAGACGGATATTGCAGATCATATTAATATATGTGAAGGCTCCCTTAGTCCATATTTACCCATATTTGATTTAGAGGCTGATCTAGAAAAGAACGTATCTTTTACCTACAACCTCGGTTTTCTATGGGACGTAACGCCATGGCTAACCATGGGCATGGTGTATCAGAGCCCGGCCTCAGATACGCTCGAGGGCGATGTTAACGTTAAATTATCTGACAATGTGGCAAACTTTGTTTCAGGCGTCGCATCGTCAAATCCATTATTCGATGAGTTTGCACGCTCACTAGAACTTATACCTGGGAACTATCAAATTAATCGAAAGGGAAAATTTGTTCTTGAATTGCCACAACATTTGGCAATCGGCCTTTCAATGCGAGTTACGCCGAGTCTGAAAGTTAACGTCGACCTCAAATGGACCGAAATGAGTGCTTGGGATGAATGGAAATTCACGTTCGATGAACCGGTTGAATTACTGGGCCTACTAGAAACCCCAGTTTCTAATGCGGATGGTTTAACAATCCCGCGTGGCTACGAGGATACATTGGACTGGAGCATAGGTTTAGAGTATCAATATTCTGACCAACTACGCTTACGATTTGGTTATGAGCCTAGAAGTTCAGGAATCCCTAAAGATAAACGTGACTTTCTTATCCCTATCGGCGACTCTATTTTGTATAGCGTAGGCTTTGCCTATAAGTACGATAAAGATACCACTCTAGAATTTGCACTCGGCTTTATGAATAGTGAAGAATATATTCCAGCGGGCAGCAGTACCAATGGAAACGACCCCGACCTTCATGCAGAAGGCCTAAATCCTAGTGCAGGCTTGGATGTAAGTACAAGTTTCCAAGTGACCCTCTTCGAATTTAGTTACGAAACGAAACTATAATATTCCTTATACGTATTAGAAAAAGCAGCAGGATACCACTTAATGTCTTACGAGCATCAACAACACAATGATTTTCAATCGAAAGCCCCTCCCCTAGAACCCGCCCAGCCTGAAATCCCCTGGGCATTAAATAGAGGCGATGATCTTCACGAGTCCGTATCATCACTATTGGAAGAAATTGGCTGCATTGATTATCACCCACCACTTGTAGATTTCATTGATGATACTCCTGTAATCCCAACCCCTCTTCATATTGGCAGAGCAGCGGCTACGGTGATCGCTGCTTGTGGTCATTTGATTTCAGCATTCGCCTTAAAAAGAGGGTTAGAAGACAAGGGAATAGTAATCAGCGTTCGACAAAGTGAGTTGTTTTTAATGGGAGTATTTGCCGCACAAGTTAATGGCAAAGGTATTGTAAGATCCTCTCTGACACTACCTTCAATAAAACAACATTCCCAATTGGGCATTCTAAAAACCTTGCCTTTTTGTCGCATCGAAAGAAGCGCTGATCAAAAATGGTTTCATACACACGGCAATTTCAACTGTAATGCAATCAAAGATGAACTAGGTTGCACTTCAAGAAGGTTTGATATTAAGAAAAATATAGGCCGGCGAAATGCACAAGAACTCGAAGATCAACTTGCCAAGGCAAATGCTCTTGGCACCCTTTTTAGGACGCCAGAGGAATGGTCTAAACATCCTCACGGGGAATCTTTATTACAACATCCATGCGTAGAAATAGAAAAAATTCGTGACGGAAAACCGTTGAAAGCGGAGAACACCTATAACTCCCCCCTTGAAGGTTTACGTGTACTGGATATTACACGAGTTTTAGCGGGGCCTGCATGTGCCCGTATCCTGAGTGCCTATGGTGCAGAATGCCTTAAGATAACAGCTCCACACCTACCGTTTTACCCCTTTTTTTCACAAGTCGAGAACCAGGGAAAACGTAGCGCCAACTTGGATTTTCGAGATGCTAAGCAGCACGAAAAGCTGAGAACTTTAGCCAAAAGTACAGATATATTGATTAATTCTTATCGACCCGGCGTATTAAATACGTTGGGGCTCGACCCCGAAAGCACTACCGCTCTAAACCCTAATGGCATGATCTA